CGCAACGTCCTACGGGGGCGGCAGGTATGTTTAGATATAACAGCACTGAAAACCAGTTTGAGGGGTACAGTGAGGGCGCTTGGGATCAGATAGGCGGCGGTGGCGCTACCATAGAGGTAGATAATTTTACAGGTAACGGATCAACAACCGCCTTCACAATGGGCGCTGACCCGCTTACCGAAAACAATACCGCTGTTTATATTGATGGCGTTTATCAACAGAAAAATACCTATACGCAATCTGGAACAACCCTAACCTTTTCAACGGCCCCGCCCAACGGCGCTACGATAGAAGTCAACCGAATCTCCGCAAGCGCGGTCACGGTAGGAACTCCAGATGACAACACCGTCTCCACAGTTAAGATTCAAAACCTAGCGGTGACCACGGATAAGTTGGCTAACTCAACAGGGGCCAGTGACGGAGTTACCACAGGAAAGATTGCTACTAGCGCCGTCACTGATTCTAAACTGGCGACAAACTCAGTCACCACGGTTAAAATCACTGACGCTAACGTAACCCTAGCGAAGCTGGCGGCGGCTGTTCAAGCAAGACTAAGGCCCGAGTTAGATAGCGCAACAGCAAAAACAGCGGCTTTCAACGCGGTGGCTGGAAAAAAATATTATGTGGATACTACTTCTTCAGCAATAACGGCTACGCTTCCAGCAAGCCCAAGCGTGGGAGATAATATTCAATTCGTAGATTTTGCTGGTACTTTCGCTACAAATAATTTAACTCTTGGGAGAAATGGCAAAAAAGTTTTAAGGTTGGCGGCTGATGGCGTGGTAGATCAGGATAATTTTGCTATGATTTGGGAATTCACTGGAGACACGCATGGGTGGTTACCGATTGTTTAGGAGTTTTTAATGGGAAACATTAGCGATTATTTTGGCGGTGGAGGCGGTGGAGCCTTAGTTGAAATTTCAGCTGTCGCAGAGGGCGCTGTGCCTAACGGTTCGCCTTGTATTCAATTAGGAGATGGAAAGGTAGCCGCTCCAGCAGGGAATGTCCCTGCTAACGTGGTGGATCATCTTGCAAACTGTCAGCTTACTAATAATTCTCAGTATTATACGTTTTATAATGGGATCACGTTTGTGGATAGAGCCGCTGGCAGAGGGATCATTCTGGGTCAACAGGGTTCCCCTTACAATTTTAACGGTCTAAGTAAATTATGGACGGTAAATACAACGACAGGAGCTGGAACAGGTAACGGGGCAGGGCAAAATAGTTTTAACTACCCTACGGGAAGTGCTGAGACTTATATGGAATTTCCCATAGGAGCAATATGGGATTCAGATACTAATTCATGGTTTTGTTGTTACCGCAGGAATTCAACAGGTCAGTATAATTTAGTGATGTGCAAAGCTAAAACGACCAACGGCTATACTCAGACGGCGGGTTATAAACATAATTTTGGGGCTTCTAATCAATATGCTATCACTTCAGGCCACACAGGAACTACTAGATTTATAGAGGCAAGAGGTTATAAATATCTCATCACTGTCGGAAACACTCAAGCGTACGGCAGAGACTCTTGTATGGTCCATGGTCCGTTTACTTGGAGTTCAGATGCGAATGATGGAGGTGCTTTTGCGGCAACTGCTTTATCAACGCAGTATGTGGCTACAGGGTACAACTATACCGCAGATGCGGTTTATGATTCCGCTAATGAGCAAATCGTAGTTGTAACTGGCGGGTACACCTCTACAGTGAATCAAACCCTTCACGCTTTTGACGTAGCCGCTAATGGGACAGTAACGTACTCTCATGGTCTCGCTGATGCTGGCGGAAGCACGGTGACTGGTAGTATTAGGTCTTTAGCGACTGATACTTTGGGAAATCTAGTTTGGTCTGACACAGGAAGCGAAAAATTATATGCCGCTATCAATAATGGAAGCGCCTTCACCAAAGGGAACTCAATAAATTGGCCCTCTGGGGTTTATGCTCAAATTAGCATGGCTTATAGCTCAACTGTTAAAAATTTTGTAGCAAGCTATATTCTTTCCACTGGACAAAGCCAAAGCCCAATACATTTTCTATTCACCGTTTCCGCTGGAAACTTAGGAGCTACCACTAAACAGACAGACGGAACAGGCGCTCAATACGGGACTTATAACAGTTATGTCGGGTATACAACCTATCCAAACAGTACAAACCCCCGTTATATTGGCGGGAATTATGTGTACACGACAGACACGTTTTATCAATTTAACCTTGGTAACGCAGATTCTAATACAATCTCGGAAGTAAATAGTAATATCATCGCTACCAGCAACACCTTCACAGGGTCTTACATAGGATTAGCGAAAGCCGCCATCTCTAACGGAGCATCAGGGAAGATAACAACCAAGGGCGCTATTAACGAATCTCAATCAGGGCTTTCCGCTGGAATAAGATACGCTATGACTTCAGATGGAACCGTTAAAACTGAAAGCTCCGTAACAGATACCGAAAGTCCAAACGCTATCTTTTTAGGAACCGCCACATCTCCCACCGCTATGTTGGTAGGCGATTCTCTCACCGTAGTAGATAATTCAGCTACCAATAAAAAAGTTCCTAAATCACTTTTGAAAAGCGGTAACTTTACGCAACGATATCAAGAAAATTGGACAACCGCGCTTACTGCTTTCTCCTTAAACACCGAAAATGTTTCAGCGACAGGAACAGCCTCTATTTTTAAAGCAACTGGAAAGGGAACAGTTTTATACTTCTTGATGGCCAATAGTAGCGGAAATTCTCAGACGAACGTGGATGTTTTTATTGATGGCCTACTGCTTTTTAATACAGGGACTTTTTCCACGGGTGGTAATTATTGTTTATCGCTTATTGGAGAGTGGGCGGCTGGAGCAACCAACGATGGCGGGAGTCTTGCGGCAACCTCAGGATACCAATTCAATAAAAGTTTTGAGGTTAGGCGAAATGTGAATTGTACAGCCACATCTTTTACTCTTGGCTATAAAATATTGAGTTACTAATATGACGATAATAAACCTTACTAATCCAAACGAAGATCCGGTTGATGGCGATCAAATAGAGAAAAGGCAAGGCGGTCTTACAATAAATTACACTTACTCAGCCGACAAACGATCTGAGGAAGAAATAGCAAGAGAGTGGAGAAATACTGAGCTAAAAACAAGCGATTGGATTATGTCGGTATCAGATCACTCTCAGCTATCAGCGTATACGGCTTATCGCAAAAAATTAAGAGATTGGCCTTCAACGGCAGATTTCCCTAAAACTAAACCCACGTTATAAGGCTATCAGATGGCGCTTACCAAGGTTTCCAAAGAGCTACTAGAACAAGATACCTTTCTTGTCCTTGACACCGTAGGCGGCAAATACGGAAGCTCTAGTGCGCCAGTTATTATTACGGTGACGGTAGCGAGTAAAACAGCGGCCCATCCTTATAACGGAGATGGAAGCGGGTCAGGATATTTTTTAAATGGCATAGAAGCGCCAGCGATTAGTTTGCATGGCGCGGATAGCGTAACCGCCAACAGTGAATACGTTTATCGCTTTGATCAGTCAGATGGGAGCAACAGCGGACACCCCTTATTATTTTATCTGGACGCGGCTAAGACCACAGCATACACAACTGGCGTTACAACTAACGGAACGGCTGGGAGTTCAGGGGCTTATACGCAGATAGCGGTGGATAGGGAAACGCCTAGCGTCCTTTACTATCAATGCTCTAGCCACGCATACATGGGAAACTACGCGGCGAATCCAGCATCTACGAATCTAAACGGTATTAAGATGCCTACGGCAGATGGTACTAGCGGTCAGGTAATGACTACAAACGGAAGTGGTCAAGTATCTTTTTCAACGGTATCATCTATTTCAACAAGTAAAGTATTTTTCATGGGGCAACTATAATGACAGTCAAGTCTGATGGCGTAGATTTGTCGGCAACCACAGCCGCTAATGTGGGTCAGGCGGGATCAAGCGGAGGGACGTTCTCAGTTACGATTTGCAACAGGGGAACAAGCTCAGTAACGATTCGGCTTGGATTAGGAACAAGTAGCGCAACTTTTCAAGACGCAAGATATTTGCTGTATGATGAAACTCTTGCGGGAAAATCCTCTATGACTCTAGCGCCTGTCGTAGCGGAAGCTAATGATTATATAATCGCGTATAGCTCGGCGGCTTCGGTAAACGCCATAATGATGGGGCATGATGAATAATGGCTGGATTAACGAAAACTAAAACAAAAGAGGTTCCGTTCCCTAATCTTACTAAAAACCCCTTAGAGCTACCTATATGGAAAGCCGTGGACGGCCCTACGATAGTACAGTCCAGCAGAAACAATACCCAAACTTTGGGTAGTTCTTTCTGGACTGCTTTTAACAAGTATGGCGGGGGATATACGCAAAGCAATACCAACAGCGCCTATATAACGGTGATAGATCATTCCACTTTAGCCTCTCCCGTAATTTTGTCGTCAATTATCGGAAGATATACATCCAGCGGTCATCACTATTTTAAAATTACCGTTGACGGTATAGAGTATATTACTCCAGTAGCGCAGGTTTTTACGGGAAGATTGGTTCTTGGGTCATTCAATGTAAGATCCACGGGCGTTTCTATGAATATGTTTAATTACTTCGGTTACGGTTTGCGAATGCACTATTATGAAGACCCCGGAAATAACGCAGATGCTTTCGCCGAGCTAGACCGTCAAAGCGTGGAGGATCCTATGGATTTATTCGTGGAGGGTTGCCCTTTGCTCTATGCCGAGAACAGCTTGAAGATAGAAGAATTCGTTACAGCCGTGAATACAACCACTTACTATAATTACGCAGGGTTCCAATTAAGATATTTAGAGGATGTTGTGTAATGAAAAGAGAAAACATTACCAATCCAGACAAAGATCCGGTTGAAGGCGATTGGATTCGTGACACGTATGATAACGGAGCTGTAAAAGAGCATCAGTTTCATGAGCCTATCGTAATAACAGACGAAGAAAAAAAAGCTGACGCTAAACGGTGGAGAGATCAGGAATTAGGTGCTACAGATTTAATCTCTCTTATTACTGATCACCCTGACCATGCAAAATACAAAACGTATCGGCAGAAACTAAGAGATTGGCCCAGCACCTCTGACTTCCCAGATACTAAGCCTTCCATGTAGAATGTATATTTTTCACGGCTAAAAATTTTTAGCCAAGAAAGGCCAGTGCGCCATATTGCGAGGATATAGACATTTTTGCTGAATTGGCGGCTATCGGGTCAGCGTTATCCGCGATAAACTCAACCATCTCCACTCTGAAGGAAAGCAAGGCCAATGCTTCGGACGCTGTGTCCTTGTTGTCCAAATTCGGAGCCGCATCAAGCAAGCTAGATCGCTGGGAACAAAAAACAAAATCAAAGCGACCTCTTACGCCAAAGGAGGCAATGGATCTTTCCATTCACCGTCGCAAAATAAAAATGCAGGAACAGCAGATAAAAGATATATGCCTTATGAGCGGGTGCGCTGATGTTTGGCATGAGGCCCAAAGGATAAGGGCGCAATCTGAAAGAGACCACAAAGAGTTTCTAAAAACGGCACATATAAGGCGAAAACAGAGAAAAGACAAAATAAAAAATTACGCTATCGCTTTATTTATTTCTTTTTCATTGGTGGCAATCACGGGAACAGGTTTTGTGCTTCACAATGCTTACGAAAAAGTACAGCTTAAAAACGCAAAAGACCGTCTCAAACGAGCTAAAGAAATTCAGAGAAATATCAGGAAGTGTGGCCGTCAAAAATGTTGATGGCTTTTTTGCTGGTGGTGGTTGTGGATAATGAGGTAGTATCAGATAATAGAATGTTGTTTGCCAACGTATATCGTTGCAATATCTTTGCTTCAGCGATAGAGCAAGGCAAGTGGTCACCAAACGACAGGCCATATTATAGGCAGCAGAACGTAACCTCATATTGCGTTCCAAAGATTGTTCCAGAGGGGACTAAACTATTTGACTAGGAGAAGCTATGTCTGGATTAGTAGTTACGACAGCCCCAACTGGTGAAACGCTAACGGAAGCCGAAATAAGAAATTATCTTAGAGTTGACGATGTAAACGAGCTTTCTATGCTTCAGCTTCTAAGAGTGGCCGCTAGACGGTTTTTTGAAAGCTATACGGGCCGAAGTGTCCTCACTCAAACCTTGACTTTATTCCTTGATGACGTCAATGACGTAAACGACCCTATTTATGAAGGCATATACGATAAGCCAGATATAAACTTTTATAAGAATTATATCGTGCTACCGAGTCCGCCCGTTCAGTCCGTTACCCATATAAAAACCTATGATGATAGCGATAATGCTACCGTTTTCGCGGCTTCAAAATATTATCTGGATAAAGTAAGAGAGCCAGCTAGAATCGTACTGCGAACCGGCGAAACTTTTCCCACGGCTTTAAGGGTAGCTAATTCGGTAGAGGTTCAATATGTCGCCGGATACGGAGCCGCCGCCGACGTTCCTCAAGATATAAAGATGGGTATGTTAATGCACATGGCTTATATGTACGAGCAACGAGGCGATATGAAAAATTATCAAGAAACTATAAACGTGCCGCCGATGGTCAAGCAACTCTACGCTAGATTTAAAGTTTTAGACGGCATGGCCGGTAGTAAATTCTCAGCCTTGGGGTAGATTATGGCGCTTGACTACGGCATAGGCTCTATGCGAGAGAGCATTATAATTCAAGTTGAAGCTAGAACCGCAGACGGCGCGGGAGGCTTTACGAAAGCCTATTCTACCGACTTTACTGCTATGGCCTACGTCAAACCCTTGCGCGGTCAAGATCCGTTTCTTCAAGGCCAGTTAACTGAGACGATTATATTTGATTTCGTGATACGATACCGAAGCGATAAAAGCGTGGACGCTACAAAAAGGATTCTCTACAACAGCAAAATATATAATATTATATCGGCTATAAATTTAGACGAAAGAAACCGTTATATGGTTATTCGCGGAGAGCGCGGGGTGGCGGCTTAATGATAAAAAACGCTACATCCTTTTTGATTAGAATGGAAAAAAGATTAAAAAAGAATCCTGAACGGAACTTGCGAATTTCTATGGAAAGGGCTGTTCGTTTAGTAAAAAACGAAGCAGTTGAAAGTATAGTCAGGGGGGCTAGAAGCGGCCCAACCGTTACGCGGTATCAACCTAAAAGAGAGCATCAAACTAGCGCCGCAGGGCAACCACCAGCGAGTGATACGGGGTTTTTAGTTAGTCAGATTTCTTCTGAAGTTAGAGGCAGAGGCAAGTTCATAATCGGCCAAGTAGTCTCCGCCGCGCCTTATTCGGCGCCTTTAGAGTTTGGAACTACAAACATGGCGGCTCGGCCCTTTTTAACGCCTGCTTTAAAAAAGAATAGGAAAAAAATAGAAAGAATTTTTATTCAAGAAGGCATTATATGAGCGTAGGATCAACAGCCCTTCAGACCGCTATTTTTACCACCTTGAGCGCCGATAATAATTTGA